GTTGCATCACCAACAGGTTTGTTTCTCATCCCTTCCGGTGTAACTCCTACCATTGTCGATCTGGATACCCTCGATTGGCTGAGTGAGAAAGACACAGGCACTCCCGGAACCGCAACAGGAACGACTTCCTACCCTGTCGCCATTGGTGGACGAACAACTGCTCGATTGTTCACCAGTGACTTCACCAGTTTTGGTGGTTATCGCCATCATGTTCACTATGCCAACGATGAAATGGCCGATCATTTCATCTACGCTGGTGACCTCTACATTGATTCAATCCAGCCGATCGCACAGTTGGAACTTGACAACAATCAAGTCACGACTGATGGCTCAACTTATATTTTTGGATCCCAGATGAACATGAATGACAAATCCTGGGATATATGCTCGACCGATGGAAAGAATTGCCACTGGAACGGTTCAACTTTGATTGCTGATCCGTCGAAGTTGCTTGTTGGTGAGTGGCTTCACTTTGAGATCATGTCTCATCGTGATTCCGCTGGCAACGTGACTTACGATGCAATCAACTTCAACGGCACAACTACTCTCATTGGCAAGACTTACCCATCCTCCCTCAAGTTGAATTGGAGTTTGGGTGCTTGCCTCGTCAATCTGCAACTGGGAGGCAATGGAGCCGCTGGTTCCATCAAACTCTACGGCAGTAACATGCAGGTCGCTCGTTGGTAAGGTAACTTTTCCACTCCCCTCAAACATAAATTCTGCTTGAGGGGAGTAGAAGATGCTATATTGAGACTAAATTTAGGTCTTATTGGGGTGAAAAGAATGAAGGTGTTGAGTCCTGTCTTGCTTCTGGTTGCCCTTTTGACCTTTCCAGTAGGTGGAGCCACAACAAATTTTCAAATTGATCGTTCACCAATCCCAAATAGGCCATATCCTACTATTCAACAGAATCAATCACGTTCCATCAGCAATGAGGAACGGATTTTGTTGCTGGAACAGGAATCTGCTCAACAGGATGCCGCTGAAAAAGCCCTTGATGATCGCATGACTCAACATGTCGATGATATTTTCAAATCTCAGGGTTTCCAAACTGAACAGATCAACCAGCTTGAATCGAGGCTCGAAGTGGTTTATCGATTCGGAGCACTCATCGCATTTGTGCTGACCCTCAGTGTTCCATTTTTTCTTTGGATCATGAATAGAGCACAATCTCACAACCGCAACATTTCGACATCGATCTCTACCCTTATGGCAGACGTTCAGGAAATTAAGATCGTTGCCAACATCCGAAACGCATCACAAACAGGTCGGAGAAAAACCGACAAGGACAATGACGAGGACACAGAGATATGTCTTACCTAAGCACTTGGCTCAAGAGCAAGAACATCAGTGCTCACAGCACTGTCATCGTGATTCTGGCGATTGCCGGATACATCACAAACAGTCAGACGGCTCAGACGTGGTTACTTAACAACCTGAGTACCCACATCGTTTTCGCAACAGGCATCATCAGTCTCGCTGGGATCATCTTTCGTTATTCCAAGAGCAGCACTGCTCAATCGACTGTTCAGCAGGCCCAGCAGCTTCTCGGCCTGATTACCACGCCGACTGTGCCTGCTCCTGTTCTTCTGTTGGATCCAACTGAAAAGGTTGAGACTGGTTCGGTGGCAAAGGCCGTGGTACCTCTCTTCCTGCTATTTGCTGTGACCATGTTCCTGTGTGGCTGCCCTGCTTCAACGGGAATGACCCAGACTCAGCTTCAGAAGGCTGCCACTGCCTCTCAGCAGGCCATGATTGTCGTGCAGGGATTCGCTCAGGGCGAGACTCTGGCCTACAACCAGGGGAAGACCTGCCTTGCGGTCGCAACGACTCCAGCAGCGACCTCTGCGTGTGTGGTGATCTCGGATGCTGATCATCTCTTCATTCAGCAGTCTGTGGTCACTATTGCCACTCTGGATCAGACCACCAATACTTGCATTGGAGCGGCTGCAACTTCGACAGCGGCTGCGACCTGTGCCAATACAGCCATTGCGACCATCACTCAGTTGCAGGTTGACGGCGCTTTGAAGATCAAATCACCGACAGCCCAGCAGGATTTCTCGCTGGCTCTGATTGGAGCCAAAACCGCTTTGGTCACCATCACGACTTTACTTGGAGGTAGTTAATTGGACCCAGTAGCAATCGCACAACTCGCAGCCCTTGGGATTCAGATCTTTGGGCAAATCTACTCCGGCATTCAGGCTTCACATGCCGATGAACTCAAACCCCTTTCAGATATACTGACAGCAGCGACGGCAGTTGACACCTCAGTGATAGCCTCCGCTCAGGCTGAGATTGCCAAGCTGACCAAGGCGTAATTCTGAAACTGATTGTGGCGTGGGCTAAGGCTCACGCCACTTTTTTGAGGTGAGATATGGATCCAAAACTAAAAGTATTTCTCGATCTCATTGCGTGGTCCGAAGGAACTCATGCAGGGCTTGATAACGGTTACGGTGTGATCGTCTCTGGGGTTGACGGTCCCAATACCTTCACCGATTACACTGACCACCCTTTTGCAAATGGACGACCGGGCATCATGGTGCGGCGACCAACAATCCTTTATCCGACTGGATTGTTCTCTACAGCCTCCGGTCGCTATCAACTTATGTTGCGGTGGTGGTTGCCTTACAAGATAAGTTTGAAGTTGAAAGACTTCAGTCCAGCATCTCAGGATACTGTTGCCATTCAACAAATTCGAGAGAGAAAAGCAATTTCCTTGATTGAAGTTGGTAACATCACAGCAGCGATCCAAGCATGTTCAAATATCTGGGCCAGTTTCCCCGGAAATACCTATGGTGAGGGGGGGAAGAATTTGACAGCTCTGCTTGCCCAATATGGCAGTCTTCTACCTCAATCTCAAGTTGATGGTAATATTGTTCTTGGTTCCACAACCCAAGTTTAGAGTGAGGCATCATCATCATGGCCGAAACCGAAGAAGAAAGTTTTCAGCTTCAGAAGACCGCCAGTGGCGAGAAGTTGACTGATTGGAAAAACGAACCAACTCTTGAGACATTGAAGCAAGATTTGGAATCGTCAAAGCCATTCCATGACACTCATCTGGCTCGTATTCGGACATGGAACAATCTTCTCAAAGTTGAGGGCGAAGCCAAACCACCCAAGGTCAAAGGGCGTTCTTCAGTTCAGCCCAAGCTCGTTCGTCGTCAAGCAGAGTGGCGTTACTCTGCTCTGACTGAACCATTTCTGGGATCGACGAAACTATACTCTGTCGATCCAGTTACATTTGAAGACGAAGACGCAGCTACACAGAATGAACTCGTTCTCAACTGGCAGTTCAGAACCAAACTGAATCGCATCAAGTTCATTGACGATTATGTGCGTGCTGTTGTCGATGAAGGCACCTGCATTGTTCGTTTGAGTTGGAAGCGTATCACCAAGATGGTGATGAAGCCCACACCTGTGTGGGATCATTATCCAATTCAAAATCAGCAGCAGATGCAACTTCTTCAACAGGCAATCGGACTGAAGCAGGACAATCCTCGTGGCTTCGATGAACAGGTTCAACCTGACATGAAAGCCTCAGTCGATTATTATGAGGAAACACAGCAGCCTACGATTGCAGTTCAGAAGTGTATGCAGGATGTAGAGACAGAGATTGTCATTGAGAATCATCCCTGCGTTGAAGTTCTCAATCCTGCCAATGTCTACATCGATCCGAGTTGTGGCAATGACTTTGACAAGGCTCTGTTTTCGGTTATCTCTTTTGAGACCAACAAAGCTGAGTTGGAAAAAGACTCGATCAAGTACAAGAATCTGGATAAGGTTGATTGGGCGAACAATACCCCACTCACTGATGCCTTTCACGTCTCACAAACTCCTGATACATTTCACTTCAAAGATGCAGCCCGTAAAAAGGTTGTGGCCTATGAGTATTGGGGATTCTTCGACATTGAAGACAACGATACTCTCGTACCCTTTGTTGCGACCTGGATCGGAAACACCTGCATTCGGATGGAAAAGAATCCCTTCCCGGATGAGAAGATTCCTTTGGTATTGGTTCCGTATTTGCCGATCAAACGGCATGTCTACGGTGAGCCTGATGCAGAACTTCTGTCAGACAACCAAGCTATCTTGGGAGCAGTTACCAGAGGCATGATCGATTTACTGGGTCGATCGGCCAATGGGCAGCAGGGCTTTGCCAAGGGAATGTTAGACCCCTTTAACCGTCGCCGATATGAAGCTGGACAGGATTATGAGTTCAACCCAAATCAGAATCCAACAAACAATCTGATTGAACACAAATATCCTGATATCCCTCAATCGGCAATGACAATGTTGAGTCTTCAGAACCAAGAGGCAGAAGCCCTGACCGGGGTGAAGAGTTTTGCTGGTGGAATCTCCGGTGAAAGCTATGGCGACATCGCTGCAAGTGCTCGTGGCGCCATGGATGCAGCTTCCAAGCGAGAGATGGCAATCCTTCGCCGACTCGCAAAGGGTATGCAGGACATCGGAACCAAGATCATAGCCATGAACTCTGAATTTCTCTCGGAAGAGGAAACAGTTCGTGTGACCAATGCCACCTATGTCAAAATCAAGCGTGAAGATCTCAAGGGTAACTTTGACCTTGAAGTGGATATCGCTACGGCCGAAGTTGATGATGCCAAGGCAAAGGATCTAGGCTTCATGCTTCAAACTTGTGGTCCGGCTGCCGGTCCTCAGATCATGATGATGATTCTGGCTGAGATTGCAACTCTCAAGCGTATGCCTGCTTTGGCTCACAAGCTCCAGACGTATCAGCCACCGCCTCCTGATCCTGCTCAGGTACAGTACAACCAGCAATTGCAGCAGCTTACCTTGCAGAAGATGCAGGCAGAGATTGATGACCTGAAATCTAAGGCTCAACTGAACTCAGCCAAGTCTGATGACGCAGCAGCCACGACAGGTGGCAAGAATCTGGATACGGTTGAACAGGAAACGGGCACCAAACATGCTCGTGAGATGGAACTCACTCAAGCTCAGGCTCGTGCAAATCAGGCTCTTGAAGTCACAAAGGCTCTTACCCGACCTACAAAACCTGATGAGGGTAAGCCCAATGTGGCAGCAGCCATCGGTTACAATAAGTTGACAGAGATGTCTGATCGGGCGGAAAATCTGAGGCAAGGTGGAAATAATACTCCCCCACCTCAAACACAAGTTGCCCCACAGCCTAACTTGGGGTATGCTGGAATCAATCAATCGCAGTAGAAGTCAAATTTGTAATACATGAGGACCAATCAGCATGACTGAAGTCTCAGGACTCGAACGGCAACTCGAAGATTCAAAGAAGTTGATCCATCTCCGTGATCAGGCCATTAAACTCTACGACAACCCGGAGTTTAAGAGTCTGATCGTCAAGGGCTTCTGTACTGAAGACTGTGCCCGTTTCGCACAGGAATCAGGCGACCCCACACTTTCGGCCGAACAACGTGCCGATGCACTTGGGATGGCACAAGCATCAGGCCACCTTCGGCGTTTTCTTTCTACCACCGTTGTGATGGGTAACACGGCTGCGAACCAAAAGGAAGATCTGGAAGCAGCCATTGAAGAAGCCCGTCAGGAAGCCGGTGAGTAAGTGGAAAACAATCCCTTGGCGATGTCTGATGAAGACTTCTTGAAGCTGAATGGACCCTCTGAGATTTCAGAGGGTTCGGTCACAGCAACAGAAGATGCAAAGGTAGAAGATGCCGATGTAGAAGTTGTTGCTGAAGAAGCTGTTGTAGTCGAAGCTGAGACAATCGTTGAAGCTGACAAGGTTGTCGAAGACAAAAGCAAGACTGTAACCCCGCCTGTTGTTGCTGTTGTGGCCCCGGTTGCAGAAGTCAAGAAAGGCGAGCCAAACAAGGCTGAGACCAAGGTCAATCCAAAAGCACCTGTGGCTGCAAAAGTTGAGCCAGAGAAGAATGCTGATGGCACTCCCAAGGTTGCTCCAGTCGTTGCCGCCGTCGAACCTGACTACAAGACTTTGTACGGCCAGATCATGGCTCCGTTGAAAGCTAACGGAAAGGTCATTGAACTGAAAACTCCAGAAGAAGCCATCCAACTTATGCAGATGGGTGCCAACTTCACGAAGAAGATGCAGGCCATCGCACCTCATCGTAAGTTGATCACCATGCTGGAAAACAATGGTCTTCTGGATGAAAACAAGATTTCTTACTTGATCGATCTGGACAAGAAAAACCCTGATGCGATCAAGAAACTCGTCAAGGATTCGGGAATTGATCCGTTGGAGATCGATCCGAAGGCTGCGACAACTTACCTCCAAGGCAATCACAAGGTTACTGATGAAGAAGTGAGTTTCAAGACCGCAGTGGAAGATATCAAATCTACTCCAACCGGCCTTGCAACTCTCGCTGAAATCAATTCCTGGGATCAAGCCAGCAAGGAAGTGCTCTGGAAAAACCCCGACATTATGGAAGTGATGCACTCTCAGTTGGAAAACGGTATCTACCGTCAGATCCAAACGGAAGTGGATCGTCGCCGTACTCTTGGGACCATTCCTGCATCCACGCCTTTCATCAATGCATACAAACTGGTCGGCGATGAACTTGCAGCAGCAGGCAAGTTTGGTAAACCGGCTGTAGCTGCTTCAGTAGTTGCAACTACTCCAGTTGTAACTCGGGTGGCAACACCTAAAGTTGCAGTGGCAGACAATGCAAGGGTGAATGCAGCTTCTTCAACAAGAAGCACTCCTCGCAGTGCTGCGAAAGGCATCAACCCTCTGGCAATGAGTGATGATGACTTTCTCAAACACATGGCTTCGCGCCTTTAAGGACATTTCAATATGTTGAACTACAACGCTCCTACTCAGGGCATGAACAGCGGCACCAAGTCCAGCGTGGATAGCCAAGCTGGATCTGATGGCCAGATGACAACGTTCTTCTATCTGAAGAAGGCGATTGTCTACGCTCGGCGTGAGTCTTTCTTCATGCCCCTCGCTTCCGTGGTCAACATGCCGAAGCATTTCGGCAAGACGATCAAGGTGTACGAGTACATTCCGCTTCTGGATGATCGCAACATCAATGACCAGGGTCTCGATGCCAATGGCGCCACGTATGCCAATGGCAATCTGTATGGTTCGAGCAAGGACATCGGCACCATCGTCGGCAAGCTCCCGGCTCTGACCGAAACGGGTGGGCGTGTCAACCGGGTTGGTTTCACCCGTCTGACTCGTGAAGGTTCGATCTTCAAGTTCGGTTTCTTCACCGAGTTCACGCAGGAAGCTCTGGACTTCGACTCTGATGAAGAGTTGATGGATCATCTTGCGACCGAACTCATGAACGGTGCCGTTCAGTTGACTGAAGCGTGCTTGCAGAAGGACATTCTGGCAGCGGCTGGTGTGATCCTGTATGCAGGTTCGGCCACGACCCAGAATCAGGTGACGGCTGAAGGCGGTACGCCTTCTTTCCTGAGCTACTCGAATCTTATCCGTTTGGATCAGATTCTCACCGACAACCGTACTCCGAAGCAGACTAAGGTGATTACGGGCAGCCGTCTGATCGACACCAAGACGATTCCTGCTTGCCGTGTGGCATTCGTCGGCTCCGAGATGCTCCCTGTGCTCAAGGGTCTGCATGACCTGTTCGGCAATCAGGCGTTTATCCCGGTGCAGCGTTACGGCGATGCAGGTACCATTCTGAACGGTGAGATCGGCTCCATCGACTCGATCCGCTTCATTCAGGTGCCTGAGATGCTCAATTGGGCTGGCACGGGTGCTGCTGTTGGCACCAACCCCGGCTATCGTGAGACGGGCGGGTTCTACGATGTCTTCCCGATCCTCGTGATCGGCGATGACAGCTTCACCACGATCGGTTACCAGACCGATGGTGAGACGGTGAAGTTCAACGTCATGACTAAGATGCCGGGCAAGGATACCGCTCAGTTGATCGATCCCTACGGAGAGATGGGTTTCTCCTCGATCAAGTGGTACTACGGTATTCTGGTCAAGAAGTCCGAGCGCATTGGTCTGATCAAGGTCGTCTGCCCGATGTAAGTT